AGATTCGCGCGGCCCAAGACTTATCTCGTGTGAACCCGTTGATTTTCAATGGATTCAGCAAGGTTTGTCAAGGGCGATCGTCGAGTTAGTGGAAGGACACGAACTTACAAAGTTCAACGTCCATTTCACAGATCAACTACCGAACCGTTTCGGAGCCCTATTGGGCTCTTCGACGGGAAGGTACGCGACTCTTGACCTCAATGAGGCAAGTGATCGTGTAAGCGTTGACCTAGTTCGCCTCATCTTCCCTGAACACATTTTTGTGTTTTTGGAAGCAGCGAGGAGTTTGTCGACGGAGTTACCGGACGGTGAGGTTTTACCGCTCAATAAGTACGCACCAATGGGAAGTGCTTTATGCTTCCCTGTATTGGCGCTAACTGTTTGGGCGATCCTCACTGCTGCTGCTCCGGACGCAGATACCAGGGATGGTATCTTAGTGTACGGTGATGACGTCATAGTCCCAACGGCTTACGCCGCGAACGCTATGGAATATCTCGAGTCATTTGGTTTAAAAGTAAACCGTGACAAGAGTTGTACCAGTGGGCTCTTTAGAGAGTCCTGTGGCCAAGATGCCTTCCAAGGCACATGTGTCACTCCTGTTCGTTTTCGAACAGTCTGGTCGTCAGCACGCCGCCCTGATGTTTATTCATCATGGATCGCTTACGCGAATTCCCATTATGATAAACAGCACTATCGCGTTTACGATTGTATCGTAAACAGTTTATTTGCCGTTTATGGCAAAATACCAAGCGACGACATGCATCTTGCATGTCCTAGCCTACGATGGGTGCCAGAGCACCTAAAACCTAACATTAAACGATGGAATGCATCCTTGCAAAAGGTGCAGTACAAAGTTTACGATGTTAAGTCCCCATCCGTAAAACATGTGATTGACGGTTGGTCAATGCTCCTCCGCTATTTTGTGGAGGTAGGCTATGATCGACCGTTGCAATCACCGGATGAAGTAAGTGCGCGCATTGATGATCCTTTAAAGGTCATCCCTGCGTTCTCTGTCAGTACATACACGAACCG